AGAAAGAGAGAAATATGACTAAAACATTTTACATAACTTATTGGGCTTCTAAACATAAGAAGCACATAACAAGACAAGGTAAGCATGACGAAAAAAGCAGATATGGAACATCTAAAAAAGGTGTGCCATATTATGTTTACTATGACTTAGATAGTCATGGTTATAGAACAGCAACAACAAGTTGGAAAGTGAGGCACTAATGAAATTGTTTACAATGTTATTTGGTTTTGTACTTTTAAACTTAGGACCAATTCTTGCAATTCGTTTTGACTTTACTATTGGATTAATAGTAACTGCATATGGATTGTTTTCTTTTTGGGCAATGTTGCCAGACAATCGAGGTAGACATGAGTGATTATAATTGGTGCCATGGTCCGAAATGCCATAAACATCACACACAGGATAGAATAAGAGGTGTCAAAGGTTCTAAGGTATTGAGGACCAGAAAGATTGCGCAGAATAATTGGAACGCAAATAATATGTGGTCACACTTTTGTAGTCAAGGTTGTTGGAATGAATTTGCATATGCACATTGGGAAGAATTCATTAACTTACATCCAAGGTTAGAGGCTCTTGAAACACCGGTGGAAGTAAAGAAAGAAACTCATGAGAGTCCATATTGGGGTAAACAAACCAGAACAACTATCACACCTATTGACAATGCTTGACTTATCCTATATTATCCAAGATATGACTACAGACATAAATACAAAAGCATCTGAGTTTAAAATCATTGAGGACTCAAAAGACGAGCCAGATTTAAAAGCGGCTCAAGAGTTCGTTGGTGGTTACGTTGAGGGAATTCAATTTCCTAACGGTGACTATCTTATCATCAATGAAGAGGGTAAGTTAATGGGCTTACCTTTAAACCCAGAGGCAACTGCATTATGGAGAGCAACGTTCGACAACGATAACTATGTTACAGGTCGTAAAGACTTTGTTGTCGGTCCTGCAATCCTAATAAAAAAACAAGCCCAAAAATATTGGGCTTATTAACTCTCTACCCCTGGCCCTAACGGGCCAGGGGTCCCAAACCAAATCTAAAAATCCAAACTTTTTTTGACCCTATCCCCCCTTTTTACAAAAAGGGGTCCCACTACTCTAGGTTGTATTGCTTAATTTACACATTTGTGTATACTGAAAACATATTGGTACCATGGACTTAAATAAGGTAAACATAGAAAAATTACCTGCAGATGTTCGTAAGACCTTCAAGCAGATGCAACTTCTGCTTGCTGAAAAAAAGATACAGAATAAAGCAAAGAATGATTTCTTATCTTTTGTCAAATGTGTGTGGCCTGACTTTGTAGAGGGGTCCCATCATCGACACATTGCAGATAAATTTAATAAATTGGCTTCGGGTGAAATAAACCGATTGATCATTAATATGCCTCCTAGGCATACAAAATCTGAATTTGCATCATACTTGCTACCAGCATGGATGGTGGGCCGTGATCCAAAGCTCAAGATCATTCAAGCAACACACACGGCAGAGTTAGCTATAAGATTTGGTCGTAAAGCAAAGAACCTAATCGACTCGGATGATTATCACAAAATTTTTAAAACAAGATTACAGGAGGATTCTAAAGCAGCAGGACGTTGGGAAACATCTGATGGTGGTGAATACTTCGCAGCCGGTGTTGGTGGTGCGATCACTGGACGTGGTGCAGATTTACTTATCATTGACGACCCACATTCTGAACAAGATGCATTGTCCCCTACAGCCATGGAGTCTGCTTACGAATGGTATACATCAGGACCACGACAACGTTTACAACCAGGTGGTAAAATAATTTTGGTTATGACTCGTTGGACTACAAAAGACCTGACAGGTATGTTGGTCAAAAATCAATCGGAACCTAAAGCTGATCAATGGCACGTGGTCGAGTTTCCAGCAATCATGGACCACGGATCAAAGAACGCAAAACCTGTGTGGCCGGAATATTGGAAGTTGGACGAATTAGAAAAGGTTCAAGCAACACTGCCCACGGGCAAATGGAATGCACAGTGGATGCAGAACCCGACAGCAGAAGAGGGCGCGATATTAAAACGTGAGTGGTGGATGAAATATGATGCTGAAGAGATACCACAGCTACAACACGTCATACAATCTTACGACACAGCTTTTTTAAAAAAAGAAACAGCAGACTACTCAGCTATTACTACATGGGGTATATTCTATCCGTCAGAGGACAGCCCGGCGTGTTTAATACTGTTAGATGCAATAAAAGGTAGATACGAGTTCCCAGAACTACGGCGTTTGGCTCTTGAACAATATACCTATTGGAAGCCTGAAACAGTTATAATCGAGGCCAAAGCATCAGGTTTGCCACTAACATACGAGCTTAGACAGATGGATATACCGGTGGTTAATTTTAATCCTAGCAAAGGAAACGACAAGCATGCCCGTGTAAATGCTGTTGCACCTTTGTTTGAATCTGGTATGATATATGCGCCTGAGCAGAAATTCGCAGACGACGTTATCGAGGAGTGTGCGGCCTTTCCTTATGGTGATCATGACGACCTTGTGGACTCAACAACACAGGCGATCATGCGATTCAGACAGGGCGGTCTGATCGGACACCCTGAAGATTATATCGACGAAAAAGTCGAAGAACGTAAAAGGAATTATTATTAATGGCTATGTTTACACTACCACAAATGATCTCAAGACTGACAAAAGGTTTTGTCAAAGTGACTGGTAGAAAACCAGATGGTCTTGAGAAAATAAAAATCAAACAAGAGGCACTAGAGAGAATCAAACAACAGAATAAGGTTCTTGATATGGAAGGCAATGTGATTGATACATCTAAAGGTATCATGGGTGGTAGACAAGCTGATAAATTTATTTCACAAAATAAAACAATGATAGATGAAGCAATCGATAATGCTTCACCAGGATTTGCAGGAGATGTAAAATACGATGCACAACTTGTTGCAGATGATTTAGCAGAAAAAAGATTTGGTAAAGACTTTTCTGATTTAGATCAAAAACAACAAATGGATCTTTACGATCAAGCGTACACAGGTTTATCGAAACAAAGATTCAAAGGTATGAAAAAACCAAAAGATGATCCAGAAGAAAAAGCTATGGGTGGACGTATTGGTTACAAGATAGGTAGTATAGACAAAGCACGTAGAGCATTTTTAAAAGCAGCGGCAGGAGTTGGTGTAGGTATTGGTGCATTAAAAACAGGATTATTAAATATTGGTAAAGGTGCAGACACTGTTAAAAATCTTCCTCCAATAAAAACACCTGTAACAAAATTAGAAGGCACTACAACACAGATGCCAGAATGGTTTCCATCGTTTATAAATAAATTCAGAGACGAGGGAAAAGCAAAAGATGTATTTAAAACAAAAAAAGTAGAGGTCAGTAAGGAAGAATTTGATAAAGCATTTAAAGAAGGCAAAGGTGAAAATTATTTTTCTGATGTAGCTAGAACCCCAGAGTACAAAGCAAACAATCCTGATCATATGGATTATTATAAAAGAGTAGATACTGATGAGAGAATATACACAACATATACGAATGACAAAGTTCCTGGTGTGCGGGTTGATGATATGGATGGTAATATTGATGTGATGTTTGAAAATGACTACTCTCAACCGGTATCAATGAATTATACTTCACCAGGTAAAAGAGGACCTGAGACAGGAAGAGCGGATGTTTTTGTTCAAGGTGAAGCAAAAATGGAAACAAAACCAAAAGGAGAGTTTGTTGCTAACGATGTAGAAGTATATGCAACAGATCCTGATGGAGGTTCTGAGGCAGTGGATGTTATTGCTAATACAGTAGATGATATGCTGGAGGGCAAAACTCGTCAGATGGAAGAATATGTAACTGGTAAAAAAACAAAATTATCTAGAGGTGAAGAAAAAGTAGGAGAAGCTGAATTTCGAGCAGAGTTAGCAGCGGAACGTGCTGCAGAAGATGCAGCTGATGAATTTGCATCAGGCGGACTAGCCGGCATGCTAGGAGAATAATATGAAAGATTTATTAGCTACTATTGATTTGTATGATGATGATACACCAGGCATGGCTGATGGTGGACGGATTGGTTTTAAAAAAGGTGAGAGAGCTGATCTAGAATTAGAAAATCTAACTCGTATGCAAAATGCAAAAGAAAAAGGTGTAAGAACTAAAAACGCCTCTGGATTTAAAGCTCTACCAGATTACGATAACATAACTTACACAGATTTTAGAAACAAAGAAACTGGTGAGGTCTTTAGAAAGTATGGTGTTCGTGTAAGAGTTCAAGATAAAAATGTGCAAAAAATAGGCACAACAGCTGACAAATATAAAAACATAGATAGTTTAGAAGAAGCTCTAAAATTAAGAGATGATTTTAGAAAAACAAATCCTAAAAATATTAAGCCACCAGATCCAGAGAAAGAAAAAATAACCAAGGACACTAGAAGAGATTTTATTAAAGCTCAAGAAGGTGACGAAGCATTTTTAACAGCAAAAAAAGGAGAGAGTTTTCAAAAAGGACACGCTGGAAATATTGAAAATCCAGATTTAAAAATTAAACCTAAAGATATAATTTATACACCCGCAGAAATAAACTTAGGTATGGCTGGCAAAGAAGGAACTAAAGGCACAAAAGAAATATTTACAGATTTAGATTATAAAATAAGAGCAGCAGAGAGTGAAATTAAAAAAATTAAAAGATCTAAAAAATCTCTCGCAGAGAAAAAAAGATTATTAAATATACAAGATAAATTATTAACTGATTATCATTTTCAGTCTGGTGGTTTTAAAACTCCCACACTAAGTGATGGAACAGTTTTTGGAGAAAGCACAAGAAAAACAATGTCTATGGATCAAATGGATTTTTTTCCTGATATGACAGAAAAAGAAACTAAAAAATTTATTAGACAATATATAACTGAAGAAGGAACTTTAAAACCTTTTTATCAAAGAAAAGTAAATGCAGCTAAAATAGAAGCTAAAAAACGTGGAGTTCCTTTAAATGATATATTAAATGAATTTATAGATTTTAAAGATATAGAAAATATTCAAAAAAGTAAATTATTTTTAGAAAATGTAGAATCAGCAAAACAAAATGTAAAAAATTTTGATGTGGCTGCTATGAAAAAATTAGCAGCAATAGGATGCCCTGGTAAAATGATGGGTGGTCGTGTTGGTTTTAGCACAGGTGAAAATTTAAATACGTGTGCTTTAGAGGGTATAAAAAAATTAAAAAAAACAAATGTAAAAAAATTAACACCAGGTGATAAAGCAAACGTCAAAGCTATTACTAAAACTGTTCAAGGTGGAAGACTGTTAAAAAATATTTTAGGACCAGGTGCTTTAGCATTTGAAGGATTATTTGCAGCTCCGTTTGCTGCATATGATTATGCAAGAGGAAGACCAGGAGAAGATATATTTAAAAATGCTTTGACTCTAGGATTGTTTGATCAAAAACTTACCGATGCAGAATTAAAAAAAATATTTCCAGAATATGGCGCTGCAGAAAATTTAGAAAACATTGGAGATAGATTAAGTGATTTAGAACGATTACAAAAAGGAACTAAAGGTCAAAGAATAAGAAGTAGGGGCAAAACTAAAATAGCAGAAGATCAATTTAAAAAAGCTGTGCAACCTTTTTTAGACACGGGTGATCCGGAAAAAGCTTATTTAGAAAACATACGAAAAAGCGAAGAAGCAAAAAAAGAGCTACAACGTCAATATGATATTAGAAAACAAAACAGAACTATGCAGTTTGATTTAAGTAATCCATTTATGGCTGCAGGTGGTGGTATTGCAAAAGAAGCAGGCGATCCATCAGGTGCTATGCTAGAATCCATGAACCCTGATTCACAGGGCTTGTCAGGCTTATTAAAACGTGCTAAGAAAGTATAGGAGTATTAAATGGCAGATATAGACAAAGGACTCCCGAACACTAGAACGAAGATTGATATCCCCTCAGAAGAGGAGATAGCAGAAGAAGTAAATGTTCAGGAACAAGAACCCGAAAAAGGACCGATAGAAGTTATACCTGAAGAAGATGGTGGTGTAACATTAGACTTTGAACCAGGATCAATAAATGTTCCTGGAACCGAATCACACTTTGACAACTTAGCAGATCTTTTACCAGACGATGTATTAGAACCAATCGGTAATGATATGACTCAAAATTTTATGGACTATAAAAGTTCAAGAAAAGATTGGGAAAGATCGTACACTGAAGGTCTAGATCTTTTAGGATTTAAATACGAAAATAGAACAGAGCCGTTTCAAGGAGCATCAGGTGCAACTCACCCTGTAATGGCAGAAGCTGTTACACAATTCCAAGCACAGGCTTACAAAGAATTATTACCAAGCGATGGACCTGTAAGAACGCAAGTCATTGGACTTAAAAATTCACAGACAGAACAACAAGCAACGCGTGTTAAAGATTTTATGAATTATCTGGTTATGGATCAGATGAAAGAATACGAAGCAGAATTTGACTCCATGTTATTTCATCTACCACTAGCAGGTTCAACATTTAAAAAAGTTTACTACGATGTAAATATGGGACGAGCTGTATCTAAGTTTGTTCCAGCGGATGAATTAATCGTTCCGTATACGGCTACCTCATTAGACGATGCGGAAGCGATTATTCATGTAATTAAAATATCCGAAAACGAATTAAGAAAACAACAAGTCAACGGTTTTTATAGAGATGTAGAATTAGGACCACCAGGTCATGTTGAGAAAAATGATTTAGAAAAAAAAGAACGTGAACTTGAAGGAACAAGAAAGTCAGGAAAAAATGAACCTGTTTATTCTTTACTAGAGTGTCATGTAAATCTAGACTTAGAAGGTTTCGAAGAGGTCGGTGCAGATGGACAACCGACTGGAATAAAATTACCTTACATCGTAACAGTCGAAGAAGGTAGTAGGAAAGTTCTTTCTATCAGAAGGAACTATGCGCCCGATGATCTAAAGAAAAATAAAATCCAATATTTTGTCCACTTCAAGTTTCTGCCAGGACTAGGATTTTATGGCTTTGGACTCATTCATATGATTGGCGGATTGAGTCGTACGGCAACGGCGGCTCTCCGTCAATTATTAGATGCAGGTACATTATCAAACCTGCCAGCAGGAT